ATTAGAACATGGTTGATGCAATGTTCAGATTATAGAGATTTCACTGAATATCAGCCACCTAGTCAACATTTTGACTCAAAGCTAGTCATTTTAATAAACAGTTCTAAGCATAATCCGACTCACAGAATCACTTTTGAGAATGCTTTTCCAGTTATTCTAAGTAGTATAGATCTAGATTCTAGTGACCCAATTAGCGATTATATCATTGCTCATGCTGGCTTTGCATTTACATCATATTCGGTCGAATCGATCTGAGATTCTTGACCATACCATGCCTCATCAAACGGAGACCAAACCATGCCTCATCAAACGGAGTCCAAACCAGTGCTCGATATCCACTTCGGCGACAATCTAGAGATCATCAAGGCGTTTCCTGACGCTTCGTTTGACCTCATCTACATCGACCCCCCATTCAACACCGGCAAGACGCAGGCGCGGACGCAAATACAGACCGTGCGGGACGAGGACGGGGATCGAGTCGGCTTTCAGGGCAAGCGGTATCGCACCGTCAAGATCGGGACAAAGGGCTACGCCGATACGTTCTCCGATTACCTCGCGTTCCTCGAACCTCGGTTGGAGGAGGCACGCCGCCTTCTGAAGCCGAACGGCTCGTTCTTCTTTCACATCGACTACCGGGAAGTGCATTACTGCAAGGTGCTACTCGATTCCATCTTCGGGCGCGATTCGTTCATCAACGAAATCGTCTGGGCCTACGACTACGGGGCACGGGCGACCAAACGATGGTCGCCGAAGCACGACAACATCTTGTGGTACGCGAAGGACCCCGAGAATTACACGTATCGGTACGATGACATTGACCGCATCCCCTACATGGCCCCAGGCTTGGTTGGCCCTGAAAAAGCCGAGCGAGGGAAGACGCCGACGGACACTTGGTGGAACACCATCGTCAGTCCGAACGGCAAGGAGAAGACGGGCTACCCGACGCAGAAGCCTTTGGCGATCATCAACCGGATTATCAAGGTGCATTCCAACCCCGGGGATCGCGTGCTCGATTTCTTCGCGGGGAGCGGCACCATCGGCGAGTCGGCGGTGCGGCTGGGTCGGTCGGCGGTCTTGGTGGACGGCAACAACGAAGCGATTGAGGTCATGGCGCGTCGCCTCGCGTTCGCGCGACCCACGTTCCACGGCATTGCGCCCCCTGTCATCCCTGTATCCGTCGATGACTTGTCTAGATTCTAGTGACCCAATTAGCGATTATATCATTGCTCATGCTGGCTTTGCATTTACATCATATTCGGTCGAATCGATCTGAGATTCTTGACTTCGAGCTGCCATAACGATATAATGATTAACGATGAGTACAACTGCAATGACAATAAAGACGTTATCAACTAGATACGATCCGTCTAGTATAATACGCAAATCTCGGTTAATATCTGCAACTAGCCCTCTAGATGTAGAAATTAATAACATTAGAAGTAAGATATATGAAACTGTATATGATATAGTATTAAATGATAATACAGACTATTTAAGTATAGATTTCATCGACAAGGCTAAACACAAGTCTCATATTGAGATTTATGACAGTGTAAACCACTGTTGCTCTTGCGATCTGTATTGCCGTTCTGGTACAGGTACCTGTAAGCATCTAGAGATTCTGAAACTAATCGCTAAGAATCCTGCAAGTGCAGCCGAAAATGAAATCGTAGACTATATCGAAACAATTTCTAAAAGATTAGACCGGCACAAGAAATCTAAGAATTATATATTCTTTAACGGTATGACTCGCAAAATACTACGGATCAAAACAGATCCTGCATATTGCGATCATAATTCGTACAGCATCGATACTTATAATAAGAACTATACATATTCTCAGGTAGAAGATGAAAGTGTATTATTTACTGATAATTATATATTAAGTAAAGACATAACTCTGTTTGATTATCAAACTGAAATATTGCAGAAACTATTGCGAGTCAAGCGCGGGTTATGCTCAATGACAATGGGATCTGGTAAAACCCTAATGAGCATTGCTGGTATGCATTATCTGAATACCAGTAACGTGTTAATTGTATGCCCTAAGAGCATTGCATTACAATGGCAAGAAGAAATCAGTAGAAATACAGGATTTCCTACTGTGATAGCAACTAGTGCCAATATTAGTACTATACCAGACGATGTTATAACTATCGTAAGTTATCAGACATTCATGAGAAACGTAGATATGTTCAAGACTAGACACTATAAAATGTGTATTGCAGATGAAATCCAGTATATTAGAAACGATGAATCTAAGATCTGGAGTGCATTTCACAAGATAAACTGTGAATACTTTTGGGGTCTTAGTGGCACTCTGATCGAGAATAAATTAGACGATCTTTATAATGTGTTAGAAATAGTTAGGCCTGGTATGTTAGGACCTAAGTGGTCATTTGATGCCAAGTATAAGCCTATTACCAGCGTTCATAACATGAAGGTATTATACGAGAATAGTATACAGAACCTAGAAGAACTAAAGAAAGAAATCTCTGGTTGCGTGTTTGCATATGATGGTTTAATACTACCAAAGATTCATAAGCAGGTCATTCGTATAGACATGATACCAGAAGCAAGAAAAATGCACAATGATGCAATTAATTCTGCTGCTATATTAGTAGCAAAGAGCCTTAGTAGAGGCCTTTCATTCAAAGAACGTGCGATGGTTCAGGCTTACTATCTCAAAGCCAGACAGTGTTGTAATACGCTTGAATTAATAGATGGTTCAACTACATATCCTAGCCCAAAGATAGATGCTGTTATTTCAAAGATAGTAGAGATCATCAAGACTGGCAACAACGTAGTTGTATACTCTGAATGGACCAGCATGTTGAGTATTATTGAAAGTCGTCTTCGTACAAATAAAATCTCATACCAGAGATATGACGGCAGTATGAATACCCAAAAGCGTAAAGATGCAGTTGATACATTCAAAGCATCTAATGGTATAGTATTTACAAGCAGTGATGCTGGTAGTATTGGTGTTGATGGATTGCAGATGTGTTGCAATCATATTATACACATCGAACTGCCTTGGAATCCTGCTAAGTTAGATCAAAGAAATGGTCGTTTGCATCGATTGAAGCAAGTGAATGAAGTTTATGTGTATAATTTCGTTACCAACGATTCTATTGAAACAAAGATAGAAAAGTTGCTTGATCAAAAGAAGAAAATTAGATATGAGGCATTGTATGAGCATTAATACAGATTATAAGACATATCAGAAGATATATCAAGAAAAATATGAAAAGATAAAGATTCTGCCGACCAAGTTTCAAGAATCGTATTTTGGTGAATGGCTTACATATGAAAATGAACCTATCCATTATACTACCACGACTACTACCAATACCAATCCTTGCCAAGAAATAGTATTGCCACCCTCAAAAATAAACGATAATTATATATTTGGCATGCTTTTGTCGATGAAGAGTTATTTCTATATCGATGCTTATTATAATGAAAAGCCACCAAGATTGAGTTATAGAGGTAGTGATATGGATATCTATGCACATATACAGATTAGCAAAAATAAGGCACCATATCTTAACCTCTATTATGGGCAGTCTTTTATCGTTAAGGCAAAACAAATTATGTTAAATAATACTACTTCTTTATTGGATTATTTGTATGCCTATAAAGAGGTAATGGAAAGATTCATTGTATCTGGTGATCCAAGAATAGTATGGTGTATATGACTATTGATGAAATTCGAAAAGAAATAGAAAAAGATGCCGTAATAGATTCTATCCAGCTAGACAACGAATCTCTTAAAATTCCCAGTTTACATGGAAAATATCTAAGTTTCTTGACAGATGAGAAGCGCGTGCTTAGAATGTTAAAGAACAAATATGATGAAATTGTCAGAGAAAAGTGGGAATATTATACTGGTAAGTCTGATCCTTTGGTACTAAAACAAAAAGGTATAGATCAGTTCCCACACAAGATTCTGCGCCAAGATTTGGATATCTATTTGAATTCCGATATCGACGTACAGAAAATAGTATTAGATGTAACTAATCAAACTGTTAAAGTAGAGATGATTGAGGGGTTTATTAAAGAAATAAATTCTCGTCAGTGGACAATAAGAAACGCTATAGAATGGAGAAAGTTTACTAATGGTATTAACTAATTTGACAGATTGTTGTGTTACTGATCCAAAAACACTGACGTACATTGCCGACGCTCTTGACTGGGACGATAGAAATCTGAAAGATGTGTTAAATAATACCAAAGAGTATTTGAATCATTGCTATACCATCGCCAAAAATTATAGCCATGATCCAGTAACTCAAATCGGATCGTGCTTAGTCAATGAGCGAGGCGAATCAATTTCTACTGGGTATAATGGCTTTATTAAGCAAATTGATAATTTATCTGTCGTAGAAATGCGCGCACATCCAGACGCCCAGAAGCCCAATAAATATACTGTGTTCGAACACGCAGAACGCCGCGTCATATTTAACCATATCAGTGGTCGCGATAGTTGTGTCAAAATGAATTCTCTTGTTATGTTTTGCCCATACTTTAGTTGTGCAGAATGTTCGAGAGCAATTTGTCTTAGCGGCATTAAGTTGGTTATTGGTCACAAGACACCCATTAGTCATTGCCCAGAAAGATGGCGAGAAAGCATTCTTGCTGGTAGAAAAATGTTTGATGAATATGGTGTAATGTATTATGAATGGGACGGTATAGTTGGAAACACCATGATGATAAATGGTCAAAATATAGAAGTATAAACATATGCCAGACATCAACATTCTACACATTGACCATACTTATATTAAGATTACTAGCGACGATCCTGGTAAACTGATGCAACTTAGCGAGACTTTAACCTTTAGCATACCAAATGCAAAGTTCCATCCCAAAGTCAGAGCTAGAATATGGGACGGTAAAATCCGTCTTTTTAATTTGAAAACTCGGTCTGTGTATAAGGGCTTGCTTAAAGACGTTCTAAGATTTTCTGCCGACAATAATTATAGTGTTGGTATTGATGAAGCCTTGTCTAAAGATATATTACCCGAAACTTCCATCGAAGATACTACCAAATACTTCAATTCTTTGACTCCGCAGTACAAGGGCGAACATCTTAAACCATATGACCATCAGATTGTTGCTCTAAATCATGCAATGAACAATAAGAGAGCATTAATGCTTTCACCAACAGCAAGTGGCAAGAGTCTTGTTATATACGGCTTAATGAGATGGTTGCAGAAAGAAAACTGCAAGAAAATAATGTTGGTTGTGCCAAGTGTCAGTCTTGTTTATCAGATGGAAAATGATCTAAGTGAATACTCAAAGAATGATACGTGGGACGCTGAAGAAAATATACACAAGATATTTGAGGGTCAGTGCAAAACTACAGATAAGCCGATTGTAGTTACTACATGGCAAAGTGTGTATAATCAGCCCAAAGAATTCTTTGAAGAATACGACGCCGTTATTGTTGACGAAGCTCACCAGTTAAAAGCCGAATCTATCAAGGGAATATTAGAAAAGTGTTCTAATTCGGCATTTAGATATGGTTTAACTGGTACATTAGATGGCACCAAGACTAATAAGATGATTATAGAGGGTCTAACTGGTCCCGTATTCAAAGTAACTTCTACCAGAGAGTTGATGGACAAGAAGTTAATATCTGATTTCAGTATACGATGCATAGTCTTGGACTATTCAAAGGAATCTCGCAAATTCTGCAAAGACTTCAAGTACCACGAAGAATTAGAATACCTTGTTGGTCATAAGAAGCGCAATTCGTTTATAGCCGGTCTCGCGATGTGCCTAAAGGGTAATACGCTAATACTATATCAGTATGTTGAAAAGCATGGTGAAATACTATTTGAACTGATATCTAAGAAATGTGAAGGTACTAATCGTAAGGTATTCTTCATCAGCGGTGATGTAGAAGCTGAGGTCAGAGAAGAGATTCGCAATATCGTAGAAGCAGAAAAATTAAGAACTATAATATTTTTAAAATTTGGCGATAAAGAAATATCTTGTGATTCTGACGAAAATGTAATTTTATCTAACAGCAAAATTAAAAAAGCAATTGATATAACTATTAATGACGATGTTGACGATAATTGGATCAAAAATAAACTAAATAAACTCTAGAAAAGAGGGTATATTTATGTATTATTTGGTGTATAAAATTACAAATTTAATTAATGGTAAATACTATATTGGAAAACACTGTACAGATAAATTAGATGATTCTTACATGGGTTCTGGTAAATTAATAAAAGACGCAATTAAAAAATATGGAAAAATAAACTTTAAAAAAGAAATATTGGTTAGTTGCGACAACGAATTTGATATGAATGTTATAGAGTCGTGTTTAATAAATCCATTCCCAAACAATAAATTGTCATATAACTTAACAGAAGGCGGTAATGGCAGTTTTAAGTACATTAATCAAAATGGATTATCTCGTACAGAAGAATGTAAAATTAAGATGAAGACTAGTCTAAAAAATTATTGGAATAAGCCCGAATCTAGAGAAAAGAAAAGTAAAGAGAAAAAAGACTATTTTGCAATGTATGGATCTGCGCATATTTCTGTTGGTCTCAAAAAAAGATATGAAAATAAAGATTTCCACGAAAAATTTAAAACAAAAATGTCAGAAGTTAATTCTCGTTTAGATAAAAGACTTGATGCCGGTGCAAAAATTAAAGATAAGTGGAAAAACGATCCCGTCTTTAGAGATAAAATGCGAAACCGCAAATCAAGAGGATCTGATAATAGCAAATTAAAAGAATACTGGAAAAATCCAGATTTTAGGAATAAAATGTTGTCTGCAAGAAAAGAAAAAAGAGAAAAGAAATTGCAAGCAAAAAATAATTCTAAAATAGACTAAGAAAGATTTTATATGAAACCAACGTCAATTATAAAGAAAGAAGGTGTAGGGTGCATTATTATTGCATCTTACGGTACGTTTTTCAACCGGAATTTCGGTCAAGCGTTTGCATGGCATTATATTTGCGTCGCCAAGTAAGAGCCGAGTACGAGTATTGCAAAGTATTGGTCGTCAATTAAGACTAGCAAAGAATAAAGGATCTGCTGTTTTATATGACATATCTGATAATTTAAAGCATAAGAGTAAGGCAAATTATACGTTAAACCATTTTCTTGAGCGGCTCAAGATATACGACCAAGAGAAGTTTGATTATACTATAAATAACATAGATCTTGAACCAGGAGAAAAGTAAATGGAACTTAAAAATATTTGTTTATTTAAGTTGGTTAGTGGAGAAGTCCTGGTTTCAGAGTATAAGCTAGTTAAAAGTAATTACGCATTAATTAGACCCATGAGTATACAGACGTTAGACGTATACAATAAGAATATGGAAATAAGAGGTACTCAAGTTTCCGTAAAGCCATGGATAGATCATAGTCCAAATGACTTTTTTATGCTTTCGAAAAAACTTGTTCTTGTTAAATGCCAGCCGTATCCAGAGATACTGAAAACATACGAAGAAATTAGAAACCAAGAAGATATATTAGATGCTGGTGATGAACTAGACGAAATAGCAGACCAATACTTGAATTCTCTTGCTGGGGTGACATCTAGTAATAAGAAGATAGATCCGGATGAAGAATTTGATATGTTTGATGATCTAGAAGATGGTCCCCCAAATCCTAGAATAACTTTCTGAAAGCACAGTGTATATTATGAAAAAGACTAAAAAAGTTCCTGTTAATATCGATCAAGATTCAGTAGAGCCAATCATAGAAGAAATTGTCAAGAAAGACAAAAAGCTAAAGCATTACATTGATAATGATAAGTTGCTTATTGAAATGACTAAGTATGCTACGGAAATGAAAGAATATAAGCAGAACCGTGAAACAAATCCCGACATGAAAAGCCCAAGAATGAGCGAGTACGTCGGATCTTGTATTCTTAAGATTGCTGAAAGACTTAGTTCTAGACCAAATTTTTGTGGTTATACCTATAAAGACGAAATGGTTAGTGATGGTGTCGAAAACGCCATGATGTATAGCCATAACTTTAATCCAGAGATTAGTAAGAACGCATTTGCATATTTAACTCAAATCATCTATTTCGCATTTCTTCGTAGAATAAGTAAAGAAAAAGAACAGTTTTATACTAAGATGAAGCTGGTTAGAGACAGTGATATTGACGGTAAGTTTAGAAATAGACTTCTTAAGAATTATGCAGAAAAGGGTGAATATATTGACCCAGAAGAGGTTTATTTAAAGCACTTTAGTCTAAAAGAATTAGATGTTAAGAATATTGAAGATAAAATTACATCGAAGTCTAAAATCATAGAGAAAAAGCAAAAGAATCAAAAGAAGATGAAGCCTAAGATTTTAGACGAATTTATGGAATAATTTACTATGAAAATTGCAATTGTTGGTGATTCTCATCTGGGCGCCAGGTCAGATTCGCCTATATTTCGAGACTATTTCGCCAAATTTTATGACGAAATATTCTTTCCGTATATCTTAAAGAATAATATTAACACTGTTGTCCACCTTGGAGACTTTCTAGATCGTAGAAAGTTTGTTAATTTTGAGACTTTGAAGAAAAGTGCGGATATCCTAGATAAATTTAAAGGGTTGGATCTGCATATTATTCTTGGTAACCACGATACTTATTATAAGAATACTTCATCTATAAACAGTCTAGAATTGCTTTTTAAAGGAAAGGCAAAGATATACAAAGACTGTACTGATATTGTGCTTGGTGGTAAGTCTGTTGCTTTGATACCATGGATAAATGATGAGAACCATGCAGATTTTAGAATGTTCTTGGCTAATACCAAGTCTAAAATAGCATTTGGCCACTTTGAGCTTCAAGGCTTTCAAGTGATGCGAAATGTTGCCTGTGATCATGGGCTAGACCCAATAGAACTCGATCAATTTGATGCTGTATATAGTGGTCACTTTCATCAGAAGCATGATAATGGTAAGATATTCTATCTTGGTACCCAATATGATATGACGTTTGCCGATGTTGATGAAGTCAAGGGCTTCCATATTCTTGATCTGGATACAATGGAATTAGAATTTATTCCTAATCCGCGAAAGATATTTTACAAAATTCACTATAAGGACGACATTGATATCTCGAATATTGACTTGCACGATTCGTTCGCTAAAATTATAGTATCGAGCAAGCCCTCTCAGTCGAAGTTCGAAAAATTCTTAGAAGATGTTTATGCTAAGAATCCTCATGACATTACGATAATAGAAGAATATGAATTATTTTCTAATACAGAAGCTAAAATAGACGAAACTAAAGATACTGTAACTATCATTTGTGATGAAGTTGACGCTTTAGAAGAGATTGGCGATAAATCTGCTATTAAGAACATAATAACTGATTTGTATATAATGAGCCAAACTATTGAAGGAACAGATAATGAGTCCGAAGATTAAAATATTTTTAGATATGGACCATGTGTTGTACGATTGGGATAAGAGTGCATTGCGATTAATTGGCGTAGATACTAACGACCCAGAGGTTCGAGAGATTATAAAGAAAGACTATACTATTGCAGATGACTTTCATTGCTCTAGATCAAAATTTGATCGGATGGTTGAAAATCAAAGAGAAGAGTATTGGGCTAATCTAGAATTGTATCCATGGAGTAAGGATCTGTATCGTAGGCTATCTGAAATATCAGATGTTGTGTTCCTTACGAGCCCAGGACCTTACACTTACGCATACGGTGGTAAACTAACTGCAACAAAGCGAGATTTCAATTCAGATGCAATTATATTAACTAGGCATAAGTATTATTGCGCAGATGAAAATTCTATATTAATTGACGATTCAGCAAAGAATATATCGCAATTCAAGAACCATGGCGGCCATGTGTTTAGATGGCCAAACTCAAATTGTCTTGTAGATGGCGGTCCGGTTGTATGGAATAGATGTATAGATCATTGCATTGAATATATTACTTTAGAGATGTAATCTGATGATTGAATTCAAAAAAGTGCGTTGTAAAAATTTCCTTTCTTATGGCAACTATTGGACAGAAATTGACTTTAGTGCCTTGAGTGGTACCACTCTTATAACAGGAAAAAATGCCAGTGGAAAAAGCAGCATTATACTTGATACCTTGGCATATGGCTTATTTGGTAAACCGTATAGGTTTGTTAATAAACCAAGACTTGTTAATAGTATCAATGGTTCTGATTGCGTCGTAGAAGTTGAATTTGAAATAAGCAATAAGAAATATAAGATTATACGTGGCATCAAGCCTAATATATTTGAGATTTATTGCGACGACATTTTATTGAATCAATCTTCTAAGATATTAGATTACCAACGATATCTAGAAACTCATATATTGAAGTTAAACTTTGATAGTTTTTGTCAAATTGTTGTACTTGGTAGTGCAACATTTGTACCATTTATGGAACTGTCTGCTCAAGACCGCAGAAGTGTTATCGAAGATTTGCTAGATCTTAAAGTGTTTAGTTTAATGAATGACAGTTTAAAGACTAAGTACATTTTCATTAAAGATGCAATAAAATCATCAGAAAACAAAATTTCTATTTTGCAAGATAAACTTGCAATGCAGAAAGATTATTGTGCCAAATTAGAAGCAAATCTAAAGATCAATAACGACAATATAAACCAGCAGATATTAGATAATCAAGACAAGATCAAAATACTACAGGCAGAATTATCTCAAGTAGAAGATAAACTTAAAGACTTTGATGAATTAAAGTCTAATTATGCTGCCAAGAACAAAGAAATTAATAAGTATAATTCTGTGTTGAATTCGTTAAAAGATAAGTTGTCTAAGAACAAATCCGAAATCGACTTTTATACTAACAATAATTCGTGCGGATCTTGTGGGCAAAATATAGATGCCAACTTCAAAGAGCAGATTATATCTCAAAGAAAATCGTCAGATCAAAAAGTTGGTGCCGCAGTCGAGGACGTTAAATCTACTATTTCTAAGCTTCAAATAGAGGCTAATGATATAAATGAAAAGATAGGCCATCATATTAAACTTTCATATCTATTGGGTGAGAAGAATGCAGAGATATCTTTGTTAAATAAGCAGATCGTTACTTTAACAAAGAGTTTGTCGTCTGGTGATACAACAGTTTTAGACGACGAAACCAAGAAAATAACACAGATAGAATCAGACCTAAATAAATCACAGATAGAAAAAGAATCTTTGATTTCTACTAAAAAGAACTATGATATAGTATCTTTGTTGTTAAAAGATAGTGGCATAAAGTCTAAGATCATAAAGCAGTATCTTCCAACAATCAACAAATGCATTAATAAGTATTTGGCTGCAATGGATTTCTTTGTGAATTTTAACCTAGATGAAAACTTCAAAGAAACTATAAAGAGTAGAAACAGAGATGTGTTTGAATATAATAGCTTTAGCCAAGGTGAGAAGTTTAGAATTGATATGGCATTGATGCTTACATGGCGCGAAATAAGTAAGTCTAAGAACAGTGTAAATACTAATATACTTGTTCTAGACGAAGTGTTTGACGGTTCTATGGATTCACATGGCACAGAAGAGTTTATGAAGCTAATAAACCATGTTGCAAATGGTGGTGTATCTGTGATAGTAATTAGCCATAAGAACGATTCGTATACAGATAAGTTCAATAACTACATCAAAGTAGAAAAGAAGTCTAATTTTAGTAGAATGGAAATATTGTAAATTATGAAGCCCTACTATGAAAAAAACAGAATATTAGACGATTACACAGTTAATGTAACATTTCATGAAATTCTTAATATGACATCAGCCGAGTTTAATGATTGGGTGCTTCATATGAGAGCAGGACTTCTATCTAGCTGGGATCAAACTGGTAGCCCAGCTAGACTCGGAAAGAATTTAGAAGGCATAATCGAAGATTTTAACGATACTAATGCTGCTGACACGTCTGAATTTCTTAAAGTAGATGAATTGACAAACGAAAAGTGTGTTGTTCAAAATACTCAGTATTGTGGGTCTACAGTTGATCAATTCTTTACTAATATGATGAAAGTACCGATGTGTTATGGTAAAGATAAAGTTGGTTATAGCGTATATGATTTGTTAAGTAAAGACGAGCATAAAAATAGAGTTTTAAAGCGATCTCATAGGCATTTTAGAAAAGATAGTTTCTATCATTATAGTATGTGTGGCAAAATTAATGATAAGAAGTCTTGTATGATATCAGTAAAGACTGCCGACGAATGGCTTAATGCATATTTCGACGGTAAATTACACGAAGATTGTGAATTCTGGCTGCATGAAGTTGAGATAAAGACTGGTAAGAGTACTGGTTATAAACAATTTGTACAAGATGACTTTTTGAAGTTAAACTCTACAGAAGTGTTATCTCTATTACCAAAGTTAAAGCAAAATCATATATCTAATATAGATGTTAACAATCTAAAAGATAATTGTTATTATATGATTAGAATATATGATAAAACTTCTAGAATGTTTCCTAAAGCGTTTACAGCATTTAGAATTGGCTATCTTAGTGTGCCAGTTAATTTCCCGCCATTAACTGCAAAATTTCTTTACGAAAAGTATACTTCTAATGTAACACAAGATAAAACTGCAATAGTGTACGATCCTTCTAGTGGTTGGGGCGGCCGAATCTTAGGCGCAATGAGTGCAAATAGACCGATACATTATATTGGCACAGACCCTAATCCAGACAATGTGTTTGTTGACGGCAAGACTAAGTATGAGCATATTGCAGAATTCTATAACAATAACGTAAATTCTAGTTTGTTCTTTGATGGCAATACATATGACATATTTACTGACGGTAGTGAAGAAATATATAAGAATCCAAGATTTCAACAGTATAAAGGTAAAATAGACCTTATCTTTACTTCGCCACCGTATTTCAATCGTGAATTGTATAGTATGGACCCAAACCAAAGTGCTGTTAAGTATGGTTCAAGTTACGAGTCATGGCGCGACGGTTTCTTGAAACCAACACTAAATACTTGTTATGAGTATCTGAAACCCGGGGGTTATTTGTTATGGAACATAGCAGATGTTCTTACAGAAGGTGAGTATTTGCCATTAGAACAAGATAGCATAGATTGTTTGTTGTCGTTGGGTATGAAGCAAGAAATAGTCTTGAAAATGCAACTTGCATCGATGCCTGGGGCACAAAGACTAGACGAAAATGGTATCCCTAAATGTAAGAATTACTGTAAGATAAATGGTAGATATGTGAAGTATGAGCCGATATACGTGTTCAGAAAGGATTTATAATGTTTTGGCGAAAAATGAGATGCCGGTGTGGAGATCCGTGTATGTGTGTTTGTGGAGATAAATCGTTTGTTTCTGAGAATAAGCCTGCAACCAATCCCCTCTTAAACAATTGTAAATGTGATGGATCTTGTAGTGATGTTAAAAAGTTGAGAGAAGAAATAGTCGAATTAAAACAAAAAATTGAATCTTTGCGCAATGAAAAGATATCTATTGAAAAACAAGCAAACGAGTATCAAAACGAATACCGTATTACTTTCGATGCGTATAAGAAATATTATATTCATTCGAAGTATACCACACCAATGTTTAAGATAGAAGATGTTGTTGATGGTAAAAAGTTGAATGCTATTAGATTTAATGTGAAGGAAGATCAGAGTGGTAATAGATGGACTCACGAGTATCATGCCTGTGGATACGGTGTATATACTTTAGTAAATTATATGATTACCAACGAAAAAGAAAAGTGGATTATGAAGGGTTATGCCACCATTGGAAAACCTGTTCTAAATTCTAAACAGGATGCATATTCTTATAATATGACAAGATCTGGAATTTATGAATTTCCGAATTTAGAATTTGATTCTAGAGAAGAATTGCTAAAGTACATCAATGACGAAACCAAGGGATTCTGCAATACATTTAATAATAAGTGGCTATTTGAATATGAATTCGAAAAACCATAAAATACACATAAAACAAGATGATGATAGAGGATATCATATCTGGTGGGGTAACGAAGATTGGAATCCATATTCTGCTTGGATTGCAGCTTATATAGAAAAGAAACCGCCGTTTAAGGCTACAATTAGTTGCCAGTTAATGAGCAGTGATGACAAAACAGAATACAGAAAGTCGGATTTCAAGAAACTTGACAACGCAGTTTCTTGGTGCTTAAATACTATGTCTGAACGAATTAATCAGATCTCATCAGAGATCGGTAAAACCAAAATAAATATAAAGGAAAACAATGTCGAACAACATGCTGAAAAAAACATTAAAAGATCTAAAAAATGAATATGCGACCATTGCAGATGACGGGTTGGTTGGCGATGTAATGGGATGGATTGATACTCGGTCTATGGTTTTCAACGCACTCGTCAGTGGGTCAATTTATGGTGGAATAGCCGATAATAAAATTCTTGCTCTTGCCGGTCAAAGCTCTACTGGTAAAACATTCTTTTGCCTAAGTCTGATCCAGAGTTTCCTTGAACAAAACAAAGAAGGTGTTTGTCTTTACTTTGACTCCGAAAATGCAATTACCACAGATATGTTGAATACTCGTGGTATTGATAAATCCAGATTTGCTATTATACCCATTAGCACAGTTCAAGAATTTCAAAAGCAGGCATTTTCTATTGTCGATAACTATCTTAAAATGCCAATTGCAGAAAGAAAGCCTCTTATTATTGCTCTAGACAGTCTTGGTATGTTGAGTACGTCTAAAGAGATGGGCGACGTTGCTGAAGGCAAAGAAACTTTAGATATGACTAGAGCCAAGACTATTCGCGGTATTTTCAGAGTTCTTACACTCAAACTTGGTATTGCCAGAATACCAATGATCATAACCAACCACACATATGCCTCAATGAGCATGTATAGTTCTGCTGTTCAAAGTGGTGGTGAAGGTATTCGTTATGCTGCCAGTACAACGATTTTCTTGAGTAAGCGCAAAGAAAAAGAAGGTGATGAAGTCGTTGGTAATATTATTCGGTGTACTACTAATAAGTCTAGATTCACCAAAGAAAATCAAGAGGTTGAAGTATTGTTGAGATTTGATACTGGCCTCAATAAATACTACGGATTGCTTGAAGTAGCAGAAAAGTATGGTATCTTTAAGAGAGTTGGCAATAGATATGAGCTACCAGATGGCCGTAAAGTGTTTGGCAAAGAAATAAACGAATCACCAGAAACAATTTACACTAAAGACATCTTAGATCAAATTGATGCAGCAGTATCGAAAGAGTTTAAATATGGCACCCACACGATTCCTGATAAAATTTCCGACACGGAACCGAATACAGAAGTTTAAGAATACCTTTGAAAAGTATCAAAATTATTTCTCGAAGACCAATTCTTTAAAGTTCCTTGTAAGCATCGACGACGATGACAAGGTAATGAATTCTAAACCTACTTTAGATTACCTAAAGTCGTTTGGTAATGTCATTATAGACAGTGGTACTAGCACTGGCAAAATAGATGCTGTTAATCGTGGTATGCATCTTATACCAAAGAATAGTTTTGATATTCTAATGCTTGCTAGCGACGATATGGTGCCAATGGTGCCAAAGTATGACATTATCATAGATAGTCATTATAAAGAATATTATCCCGATTACGACGGTGTAATGCATTATAATGACGGTAGATTAGGACCTAAACTTAATACCTTTTGTATAATGGGTCGTAAATATTATGAGCGGTTTAATTATATCTATAATCCACGATATAAGAGTGTGTTTGCCGACAACGAGTTTACAGCAGTTAGTCGAATCTTAGATAAGACTACTTATATACCACTTATTATGTTTAGGCACGCCTGGCTAGACACAGTTGGTCCAGACGAACTTTATGCAAGAAATGAGAATCCAGAACTCTACAAATATGATGAAGGTGTATTCAGAGAAAGAATAGAAGAAAAGTTCGATTTAGAAGATGTTATAAAGCGTCGTGGTATTAGTTTGACACTTGAGGTACCTAAAAGATGATCAAATGGTCTATACTAATATTGAGTTTACCTAATAGATTAGATATGCTAAAGGATCTATATGGTAAACTTACCACTCAAATAGGCGGCAGAAAAGACATAGAAGTATTAACAATTGTTGATAACCGAGCTATGACAGTAGGCGAAAAGAGAAATATGGCATTGTCGCTTGCTAGAGGTGAATATCTTAGTTTTCTTGACGATGACGATACCGTTAGCGACAACTATATAAACCAGATATATAATGCATTGAATAGTAATCCAGATGTTGTTACATTTGATCAACATTGTAGTGTAAATAATATAGAGTTTAACGTGTCATTTGGATTAAAGAATCCCAATGAGCCTGCAATACTTCAAAATGGCAGATATAAAGACATTAGGCGCAAGCCGTATCATATGTGCGTATGGCGTAGTGTAATCGCAAAGAATACACCGTTTCAAACAATATCGTATGGCGAAGACATAGATTGGATTATGAAGTTGTCGATGAGATGCAAAACTGAAATTCATATCAATGAAGTTTTGCATTATTATAACTATACCGACAATCAAAGCGAAACATTGAAATTTAGAAAGTAATATAATGTGCCCTAATTGCAAATGTGTAGAATGCCAAAAAGTTATAGCCGAAGAAAAAAGTAAAGAATTTATGCATCGTCTTAAACAAGCAAGCGAAGTCTTTTCTACGTGGGCTAAATGGAAACAAGATATACTTAAAGGAAAACCATGAAAATATTAGTTAATTATCCAACTCGTGGGCGGTTTACCAAATTTATGAACAATCTTGGTATGTGGATTTCTAATGCAAGTAAGAGCAACGAAATTACATACCTTATCAAGGTCGATAGCGACGATAAGATCATGAATGATCCGCGAGTACATGAAATCATAAAGTATGCTGTTAATGGTTACGATAACCAAAAGATCGTTATACGTGTGTTGAATACTAACACCAAGATACAGGCTATTAATGCGTGTGTTGGTGAATATGATTTTGATGTAGTTGTCTGCGCAGCCGATGATATTACGCCGAAGGTTAATGATTGGGATTCGGAGATCGTTAAAGACACGAATCTTGACATCGAAGTTTGTCTGAACTATAATATAGACGACAGAGTGAAGAATTTTAGAGATCTGGTGATTATGCCGGTCTTTACGAAGAAATTATATGATAGATTCAAATATATCTATCATCCGACGTATAGAAGCGAGTATTGTGATGATGAGCAGACAGAGGTTCTTGCTTCTCTCGGCTTACTAAATCATATTGACAAGAGACCGTTTTACCATGATTGGTGGGGAAACCAAGACGAGTTAATGCAACGCAATAAACAAATTGGGCAGACTATCGATAAAAAGAATTATGAAGTCAGGAAGGCTGCTGGATTTATATCATGAAAACAAATTCTTGTATTGTTTATTTGACATGCTTGAATCACATACCTTTACTTATTCGCAGTGTCATATTGTTGCATAAGCATTGGAAGTACGCCAATAAATATCCAATTATAATATTTCACGATGATCTTTCTTCTGTCAATATAAGCCAATTTAATGTAGAAATATTTAATCACTTGGGGTATATTCCCAACATTTTATGGAATAAAATACAGTTTTCTGTTCCACCCCATATTTCTACAGATGAAAGTAAGTATCTAATAAAAATGAAAGATGCTTGGCTTGGATATCGCCATATGTGTAATTTTCAGTCGTATGGTATATATGATACGGTTGTTGGCAATTATGACTATTATCTAAGATTAGATAGCGATAGTTATTTGCTCAGCGATATTGATTATGATATGTTCGAATATATGCAAGACAACGACTTGGTATACGGATACCTATCACAAGAAGAAACTGAGGTCGATTCTATGTGTGTCGATCTTTGGCACACAACAGAAGAATTCATGAAAAAGTCGGGAGTTGACAGATCTATAATTGACGGCCATTTAGAGGGTAAAGATTGGGACAAATCTACATTTTATACTAACTTCGAAATTTCTAGGGTTGACACATTCAAGAATTCTCAATATAAATCTTACTATGACTGTTTAGATTCTACTGGAAAAATTTACTATAATAGATGGGGCGACGCTCCTATACATTGGCTGGGTGTTAGGATGTTTGTGCCAGATAATAAGGTTTGGTGTATAAAAGATGTTGCTTATCAGCATAATATGTGGATAAAAAACTTGTCTGCTATTAAAAGGGTAAATGGCGTTCCTACAAATATTGATAACTTAACAAAATATATAGATCCTGGGAGAAAGTCTAGGTTTGATTATGCATGGGATCGGCATCTTTCTACTGGTGCAGATGGAGTAAATTGGGGTGAGTAAAATCATATCTGTAAGCCTTTGGGGCAACAACGATCGATATTTAATCGGAGCAATCAAGAACGCCGATCTCGCAATGAAACTGTTTCCGGGTTGGGAATATAGAGTGTATTTGGGAAACAAGACACCTAATGCCGTCAAACAGGAACTTTTGAGTCGCCAAAATACGAAAATTGTAGACGTAGATGAAGGCGCGGCTGAATACGGTATGTTTTGGCGATTTCGTGCTGGTTGGGAAAACAACGAGGCTGTTATATTCCGAGATGCTGACTCTAGACTTTCTGAAAAAGAAGTATATTGTGTTAACGATTGGTTGAATCAATCCGAAAAGTATTGTATAATAAGAGATCATCCAAGACATTTCGACTTCCCTATCATGGGAGGGATGTGGGGAGTGAAGGGTAATATCGATGCAATCAAAGAGCATGTGTCAAGATATGATCGGATCAAACAATATACAATCGACCAAGTATGGCTGGCAGACATCGTTTGGCCATATGCAAGTGTTAATTCAAAAATATATCAGATTAATGATGGTTCGTATTTTGCAAGTTTGCGCAAGCCAACTGATTTAGATTTTATTGGTCAGGGATATGAATTCGATGATAAACCAATATACCCATCAACGTGAAGAAAGAATGTGATATGAACAAAAAGTATGCTCAATATGGTGAAGATTACATATTAGAATCTTTATTTGCAAATAAGACTGGCTTTCTTTGCGATATCGGAGCTGCGGACGGTATCCGATATTCTAATTCCAGGTATCTTATAGAAAGAGGTTGGTCCGGGCTTTTAATTGAGCCAAATCCAACCAACTATAAAAAGCTTTGTGATCTTTATATTGACAATTCAAGAATTAAAATAGATAACGTGTGTTGCTATGATAAAGACGCCGGGAATGTCGATTTTTATTGTGACACATATGACGGTTTCGGTCAAATATCGACAATGAGTTATGATTTCAAAAATGTATGTGAAAGCATATATAAACCAAATTACGTCGAGCATAAAATATCATGTCTAAAAACGTCAAGTGTGTTCGACCGAAATTCTGTGCCGCACAAGATTGATTTTTTAAGTGTAGACTGTGAAGGTGTAGACTATGAAGTTTTATCTGGTATAGATTTTTCTAAGCATGAAATTGGTCTTGTTTGCATAGAAAATAGAGATCAAAGAATACATGATTTTATGACCGTCAATAAATACAAGAAGTTGTGTCTTACAGAAGGGAATGTCTTTTATGAAAAAATATGATAAGATCGTCGAAGATGTAATATCAATGCCCAATACTTTACCGCAAAATGTGATCGGCCTCCAGGGTATGAGTGGAACGCTGGTTCGTAGTTTTTTAAATAACCTCGTGAAAACTGTACCGAATGTTAGATATCTTGAAATTGGTGTCTGGAAAGGAAGCACTTGCATATCTGCTTTGTATGGTAACATTGAAAAAATTGACAAATATTGGCTGCTTGATAATTGGTCGGAGTTTGGTGGGCCCAAAACCGAATTTATTCAAAATTTTAGTAATGTGGTGGGATCTTCGCCGAATTTATTTGACCTTGACTGCTTTGGTGTAAATCCAATCGAACTTGGAATAGATAAAGTAAATATATATTTTTATGATGGCCGCCATCTACCTAGGGACCAAGAAATGGCTATCGAAAAATATATAGATTCCATGGATGATGAATTTATATTTATTATTGATGACTGGAACTCTGATTTCGTAAAGACACCCACGGTAAATGCAATTAAAAAGTTACCTTTAGAAATTGTGTACTTTAGAGAATTTATTACCGGTGGCGACGCAGCCGATACGTGGTGGAATGGAATTGGTATATTTGTTTTGAGAAAAACCGAGGCTCAGTCATGAAATGGCTTGTTATACAGAGCGATGGGTACCATAAAGGACAGGACGGTTGGACTCCAAATTGGTACATGAGAGAATGTTATTCCATTAAGTATGCACTTGAGCAAAATGGCGTTAAGTGTGATATTTGGGGTAAGGGACACAGTAACTTTTCTTCTGTGCCTAACTTTGAAGAGTATGATGTGATATTCTGTATAGAGAACTACGATTTTGCGTGGATTCCTAGCTTAGCGCACGTAAAGTCCACTAAGATATATTGGACAATAGACCTGCATTGTCAAAATCTGTCTGTTTACTCTAATGCAATACGAGACTTTGATGTTGTGTTCCACTCGACAAAACAGCTGATTCCCTTGCTGAAAAATACACACCCAGATAAGAATCACATATATTTTCCTAATGGGCATGATGACAGATACTTTAAGAAGTATTCGGTACCAAAAACGAGAGACTTTGCTTTTGTTGGAAGTAAGATTCGGTGCCGAAAGGACTTCATAGAGCGACTAGAAAAAGAGTGTGGTTTAAACTATTTCTTCGCAACCGGGCGAGACATGCTCGAAGCAATATCATCCGTGAAGATTCACTTTAACCAGAGTATATCGTGTGATGTAAACTATCGAAACTTTGAAACAATAGGTCTTGGTACATGCCTTCTTACTAATAGGTTAGAAGAACTTGAAAGTCTAGGCTTTGTTGATGGTGTAAATTGCTTGATGTACGATTCCTATGATGAGGCTGTTAGTAAATACAGAAACGCAATATTCAGTGGGTCTTGGACTGATATTGGTGCCGCGGGCTTGGATTTGGCTAAAAACCACACATACACCAGAAGAATTAAAGACGCAATTACCGAAATTGAAAAATGTAAGGGAGTAAAGAAGTGATACCAGAGTTAAACAAGTTTGCAAGATCGGCGTATTCTAACCACGACACGATACAGAATACATATGATCTATCTGTACTGGCGTCTGAGATAGAAGGTGACTTTGTAGAATGTGGAGTTGCGCTCGGTGCACAAATTGGTGTTATGGGATACGCTTTGGACAAGAAGAAATCTAGTAAGAAGGTATATGCGTTTGACAGCTTTGCTGGTATTCCTTTGGCTGGAAAATTCGACACCGTGCAGCCCGGAATAGGACCCATTGATCCAAATAGACACATTCCATCAGATCCAAGAGACCTTTTGGTGAGCAGTGGAGTGGCGGCATTCTCTTTGGAGACGGTTAAAACAAACATAAAACAGTGGGAATTGAACTCCGATAGATATGTTTTTGTAGAAGGATGGTTTCAAAACACTTTGCCGTCTGCCAGTAAAAAGATCGACAAGATATCTTTGCTGAGGCTAGATGGGGATCTCTATGACTCTACAAAAGTTTGCTTAGACTATTTGCACCATAAAGTTCAGCGGGGTGGATTTGTTATTGTCGATGATTACGCTCTTGTAGGATGTCAGCGTGCTGTGCAAGAATACTTCTCAAACAATACTTTGAGGTTTGTTTTGACTTCCGTGGATCCAAATAAACCAGAAGTTCATTGGTATCAAGTGTCGTGATCTAAATAATACAGGAGATTTATATGGAGCATTTTTACAAGTCTATACGCGGTTGGTTTGATTTTCAAGACATTTATTCAGATGCAGTAAAAAACGCATCAAATGATGCTAAATTTGTTGAAATTGGTTCTTGGCGCGGGCAGAGTGCGGCATATCTTGCTGTAGAAATTATTAATTCTGGAAAAAATATTTCTTTGACGTGCGTGGATACCTGGAAGGGCTCTCCCGAGATGTTTATTCCAGAAGCCGATGCTTTTTATGACGAGATTATATCTAAAGAGGGATCTTGTTATAAGGAATTTTTGCGCAATGTGGAACCTGTAAAAAATATTATTGAGACACGTGAAATGACATCAGAGGATGCATCTAAATTATATCCAGACAAATATTTCGATTTCGTCTTTATTGACGCCGGGCATTCGTATGAGGATGTTATTTTAGATCTAAAATCATGGCTGCCAAAAGTAAAGTCCGGTGGTGTGATTGCTGGGCATGATGTACAGTGCCCGAGTGTAAGACGGGCAATAAATGAAGTTTTTGGTACTAATGGGTATGGTATCGGGGGTCAATCTTGGTATGTAAAAGTTCCCTAAAGGGCTAATATGATTATAATATCTCACAGAGGTAATGTTAATGGTCCAGAGCCAAATCGTGAAAATTCTCCGGACTATATTGACGAAGCACTAGAAGCCGGCTATCAAGTAGAAATCGATCTTCATGTAAAAGACGGTAAATTCTATCTTGGCCATGACGGCCCAGTACACGAAGTATCTAAAGATTGGCTCTACTTTAGGCGTGATAGTATATGGATCCGCGCCAAGAATTATGAAGCCGCCGTGCATTTAGTAAACGAATTGAATTTCTGCCGATGGTTTGCTCATGAACGAGATCGGTATTGCCTAACAAGTTGTGGATACATATGGTTGCACGATAGAACTGTAAAAGAAACAACTGATTGCATCGTGCCTCTATTGTCGATGCTTGACATTTACGATCACTCGTATATAATATCTCATAGATCAGCGCACGCAATTTGCACTGATTATCCAGAATATATACGAGATGTTCTCATTAAGGAATCTAAATGAAGATCGAAGATAGGATACTATCGGGGCTAGTTAATGATGAAGAATATGTTAGAAAAGTTATACCATTTTTAA